CAGGGTTGGCAAGGTTAACCACGCATCTGCCCGGGAGGTCCGAGAAGGCATCAGCGAGCGCATAGTCGGTGTTGGAGTACATGTCAGTGGTGTTGCCAGGGTATACTTCCGTAACGAATGTGACAGGCTTGTATCCGTTGGGGCCAGGAAGCCAGTTGGGGTACGGCGCCCTTATCATCGTCGTTGATGCGCTGAAGAAGATGTTCAACATCTTGCGTATCTGTACGGCCGTCAGCCCACAAGTTTGTGTGTCGTTCAACTGCACGTCAGTCCCCTCCGTTTCGAACACACAGAGCGCGTACGCCCCGTTGGCGTCAGTTATGACGCGAACTTGGCGCAAGCGCACGAGGACAGGGGTACTGAAGTTGAGAATGATTTCCTCGTCATAGTTCGTTCCCTGGTTAATGTACATGATCTCTGAGTGGGCAGCGTCACTCACGCGATTGTTGTCGAAGGATTGGAAGCTATTCGATGGAGTGGTGTAGCTGGTTGATGGGCTGCCGGCCATTTGCACTCCGTGTATGAAAGCGAGCTTCTTGTCGTTGGATGATATGAGACCGTTCATTAGTACGATGCGCGTGACGACGGCGTTGACCTCGGTCAAGTTGTTGGTTCTGACCTGTCGGACGCTAAACGAGTTTGCGTTGCGCATTATTAGGTCCAGGTCGGGTTTCGGGAACTTGTTGCGGTCCCAGAATTGGTTGTTGTCGCCGATCTCCATACGGGTGCCTGTCTTACCTAGCAAGCTGGATATGCTACGGCCAACGAGCCCGTCTTCGCCCTCCTTGCCAATGAGAGCCCGCCCCATTTTCCAGTAAGGACCAAAGCAAGCGCGCAGTATGTATGCAACATACAACTCGTTGCTGGACCCCACGTTGTACCCGTTGTTGAGTTCTTGATCCACGTAAATGCATATGCAGCACGTGCTTTGCGGGTTATAGGGCGTGAAAAACTCGCTTGTCTTCCTGATGACGGGTGCAAGTTTCGAGTCAAGCAGACACATCGTTACTTGGTGATCCCCCCCCATTGGAATCTCGATGTATGGGTATTGGGAGATGCGCGAGATGTTCACGGTTGTGCTGGTGGGCGTGTATGGCAACCAGACAGCGCGCAGGCAGCCGCCATTGGTGGCGGGACCGTGCATCTCCATCTGGTACAACACGCCGCCAGCGCAAATCTCGTTAAGCTTGGCCTGGGCTATCATGGCTGGGCTCCATTTCGAGGAATCTAAATAGGGGATAGTTTGGACAATGGTCCCCCTCTTAGCCTGGTTGGTGAGTTTAATCGGGGTCGTTTGAGTGTCAGTGAAGACCTCCCTAGCCACGTCGATATGTTCAATGGCAGGGCCAGCCATGTCCATGAGTTCGATGGGCTGTGCACCTGCTGGGCCGAGAAAGTTAATGGCTAGTTCAGGGCCCTCGCTGGCGATGGTGCCGCTGCCCGGGGCCGAGTTCATCGTGCTGGGCACGGCGCTCGGGGCGGCACTTGTCTCCTTTCTGACCATCGGGGCAGCATCTGCGTGGACATCAGCATTGTCTTCCTCACCTTCCGGCTCGTTGCCAAGCAGCTCGTCAAGATCCGCGTAAAGGTCCCAATCGTCTTCGGCGATGATGGTGGCATTTTCAAAGTACCGCACTTGGTCGATGTTGTAGCACCGCCATTCCGAGTCTTCACCCTTCATGGTCTGGATGAATTTCTCGTGGCTGTGGAGCATTACCTCACGCAGGGTGAGGAACATTCCACAGTGGCAGCACCGGTAGTACCCCGAATCGTTGTCGCAGATCAGCCGCGGTGGCTTGCCCGTTACCTTGGTGAACTTCACTTCTGGACACTCGGTGATGGCAACCCCGAAATAGTCGGTGATGTGTTGGTGATACATCTGTGAGTCGTTGGGGCCAATGATGCACAAGATCCTGGCCGATGAACAAACTGATAGGTGTTGTCGCAGTCGGACGCTCGTAAACTCCTCAAAACAATCGCAACACTTGTACAAACCGACACCCGCGTCAATAGGATCACCGCCGCTGATGCCGGGTATGTCCCAAATGTCTTTCAATCGGATGGAGTGCACTCGTCCATACTGGGGCACGCCAGATCCGGGGACAGTGCACAACCAGTCGTTGTAGGGCTTCACGAGTTCCGGCCCTTCTCTGTCAGTGTCGGCTTCTTGCTCACAGCAGTGGTCGTCGGCTTCAGTAGCGAATCGCTTAGTGCCGCAGACCAGGCACCGGATGATGGCCGGCGCGCCTTCCGGGCGGTCATAGTGTTGCCAGGCCTCAGTGCAATTGATCACGATGGAGCTTTGGACTTCGCCCCGCATCCCGGTGGGGAACGAGGCACCTGGCACGGCATTGGGGCACATTGCGCCGCTGGTTCGGAAGATCATGCGCTCTCCCCAGCCGCACTCATCAAGGTGGTCTTCAATGGCATCAGTGTCGAATTCAGCGAGACATGTCCCACACTTATATAAACTAATGCCACACTTAGCGTGGGCACACATGTGGGTCATTTTCACGTCAACGATTCCGCTCATTTCGTTACAATTGGAGTGAATTTGAACAGATGGTTCAATGTTTGCTTCATTAGCACAAATCGGTTGGGCTCCTAAGTCCGATGTAAGGTATTCTTGCAGTGTTATCTTTTCACCTGTGAGAACCATACGATCAACCGCGAACCGCGCGACCTTGTACGAGGGCACACACAGAGAGAATCCGTACCTGTGCATCAGGAGGCGAATGGCTTCGCACACCTGAGTATAGTACTCGATCCCCCATGGCACGCTCTCCTGCAAAGCCACGCCGCACACGGCTTCCATGTGGTCCGGCTCAAAGCTGCTGCTCCACTGCAACATGGAGTTGATGGTGTCTTGTTTCAGGGCAAGGTGCATCACGCGGTCCCCGAACACGGGGTATCGGGAGCAGAAGGAGGCTTCTTCGTACGACGTGAATTCCGGGTCGCCGTCCTTGCGGTCGTTCGTGGCTGGGTAGCCAGCACGAGCGTACACTTCC